GTTGTGCTTGATCTCGATGCCGTACGTCCAAGTACCTGCCTGACTGTTACCAACTCCATGCTGCTTGATGGCAATGCGCGACGCAGTTGCGTTAGCACCGTTGAAGTACAGGCCACTGATAGTAGCCTTACCGTAGCCGGTAAGGAAGTCGATGTGTACACCGTCTTGGTCGTCGCATAAGATTTGCGACAACAGCCCGCCGTCACCTACGAGATTTACGGCCTCAGGCAAATTGATCGGTGACGAGCGTAGACGATATATCGCCCTCGGGAAGTAGAGCGTAGCACAACCCATTACAGCCACCACAGCAGCACATGCGTTGTTGATCGCGGTCGCGTCATCAACAGTGCCATTGCCGCGTGCCCCGAACCACAGGACGTTCACGTACTTGCCGCGCATCTGAAGCTCGAACCAAGCACCAGCCGCATCTTGAAATTTACCAGCGTGTGTCGGAGCAGAGCCTACGCGTTTGTAGACGGCACCGCCGCCATCACCAGCCGAGTAGTAGCCGTGCGTTGCGACAACAAGCTGTGCTGCCGGAATTGATGCCGCAACAGCAGCAGCAACGGTTTCATAATGATACGCGTCTCCGGCAGTCGCCGTGGCGAGCGCTGCAAGGCAAGCATCACGCGCAGCCTCTGCATCTGCTTCGGCCGCCAGTGCACTGTCTTTGTAAGTCAAAGCCAAGGTGCTAGACGATAACGCACTGTCCTTAAGAGCGCGCGTGTCGTCCCTGAGCGTAATCATTTCTGAAAGTGAACTGGCAGGCAAAGTGTCTACGTAGTTCTTTGTAACAACGTCTTGCGGATCAATCGGATCAGCGGCATGTTTGATGCGAAAGCCTCCCATGTCCAAGTCCTGCGTCATAACGCTGAACCGGCCATCGAGCACTTCATGCACAGCCATCATAGCTTGCTTCTGAGCAATCATGAGATTGTCTTCTGCAAGCTCGTCGCCGTTGTTGTAATCCACTCGCAGCACGTCTTTGTCAACGGTACGTTCAAACGTAACCGCGACACCGTTGCCAGCAGCAGTGCCGCCGACTTGAATTAAGTTCGTAGCAAGGAAGGTAATCGGCCTGTACAACGGTTGCCCGCTGCCGTCAGTTTCGTTGCCAACTCGGCACGTAACGTCGGTCTCAAGCAAATAGTCCAGCGCGAAGTTAACAGCGAACTGAGTAGTGCTGCCGTCTCCAATAGCTACGACCCTTGAATAGGCCATATAGTAACTCCTTGTATCTCCTAATAGGGAGGTACAAGGGTCACTACTGGCGGTACTTATTGCGTCTTCAAGGAGTTAAGTAGATACGTCATACCGTAAGCCTTGCCTAGGATAGGCGTAGCTTGCAGTGCACGTACGTCGTTGTTCGATAGCGTGCCTGTCAGAGCGTGCCCCGCGATAGCGGGGATGTGCGCTGTAGTGTTCAAGGCACTCAATGCAGCGGGAGTGCTGAGAATGTCTCCGGGCTGTCCGCGACTTCCACCGTACGAGTTCATCTTCAGCGCATCGAGCCCGAGCATACCTGCCATTGGATCAACCCACATGGGAAGCCAGCCGGTCATGTTGCTGTAGCCGATAGCGCCACGCGCGATCTTGTCGATGCTAAGATTGTCCGTCGTACCGTTGATAGCCTGCTTAGCGGAGTACGCAGCAGCAGCAGTCGTTAGTCCAGCGAGGAACGTACCGAACGCTTCGCCGTCTTGCAGGCGCACGTTCCTAAGAAGCTGCTTCTCTACTGCGAGCAGAGAGAACGTCTTCATGTGGAAGAACAGAGACGCGATACCGTCCTTGTGAAACAGTACGCTGCTCTCGCCTGCCATTGCCTTCTGCACAGTCTGATTGACGTGTCGATTAAGCGCGAGCACAAAGTCCTCTGCATCCTGCGGGTCCCACTTGTCGAAGTTCGTCTTGTGCAATGTGCCGTTCACGAACTCAACAATAGGCGGACGCCTGCCGTGCTGATTGACAGCAACAGGCTGCGCGTACTTGCGTTGGATGCGCGCGTACAGTGCAGGGTCAAGCCCGATGTCTGCTGCGCGTGCTGCGCTCAGATCGTTTGCAAGGCCAGCCATGTTACGCATGATCTTGTCCGCTGCTGAAGTCACAGCGACACGCTGTTGGAAGTTGCGCACCTGATAGTACAGAGACGTGTAGCCCATGACATGCTGTGCGTCGTTCAGCTTGCGCGAGACTTGCTGCGCCAGCCACGATGCACCTGGCCCTTGCCTCTCCATGTCGAGGTTCAAATCGTTCCTGAAGTATTTCTCTTCAGGCACCATCACGCCCATGTGCTTCAGTTCCTGCGCGAGCGGGGACGTAGCGTTCGAGGCGTTGCCACGCAGCGCGTAGCCAGCGTGCTCGAACCATCGCTTCAATCCAACCGTCGATACCTGCGCACCAAGCTCAGACATCTGCGTGAGCCCTAGCTGCGGGAGCAGCACAAGGTTAGTCAGCTTCTTTGCGTTCGCGTAGAACGGGCTGAGCCCGCCTGCGATTGGTCCGCCAGTGAAGTTGCTGAACATGGCTTCAAGATGTTCACGCGTCAGATGCTTGTCGCGGTCAACCAGATCGTTGAACTTGTCGAACTTAGAAGTGCCAGTTGGCAAGCTGTGTCCGCGTGCCTGCTGTTCTTCAAGGATCGCATCGATCACAGCGTTCATGTCTGCCTTAGACGAGATACCCTTGCGAGCAAGAGCCGCTGCACCAGAGGTACTGCGGACACGTCGAGCGAGAATACCCGCAACGTCATTGTCCATCAGGTCCATCATGTTCACGCCGTTAGATGCCGTATAGCGCATGTCAACGTCGATACGCTTCTTCGTGTGCGCTTGCTGGCTTCGCACTGCTGCTTCGCCCTTAAGCTTCTGCACGAGAGCATCCGCCTCCGCGCTGCTCACGCCATTAGCGCGCAGCGTGTCAGCCAAGAACTCACTGCCGTCCTGTTGCAGGATGCCAATGAGGTTCGTATCCATTCCTTGCTCTGAGCGTCGAGCACGGTTCACAACAGCAGCAGCATAGATGTCCGCGTTCTCGCGCGTCATGCCGTGCTGATGAACGTAGTGCTCAGCGATAGCGTCAGAGATATCCTTGGCAGTCTTACCGCCAGTTCGGATCAGGTTCTCCATCGCAGCACCGCTCCACTTCTGAGAGAAGTACCCGGAGTATGGTTGGAAGTTCTCATAGCCCTTGATCGCGCCTTCGCCCGGTCGCCCCTGTCCGATCTCGATATCCTTCTTGTGGAAGTCGTCGATAGCATCAGCAGCGAGCTTAATGGACGGAGACGCACCACGATCAGTACCGGGAGCGTCGTACGCCCTGCCCTGTAGCTCCGTCAGGATGTCCCTGTTGAAGCGTTTACGGTGCGCAGGATCAAGAGCCTCAATCGGACTAAGGCCCTGCTCTTTATTCCAGAGCTTGCGAGTTAAGTCGTAGTGTTCGGACACCGAGCCGAGTTGGTTTCGGTATAGCTCCATGAGCATCGCAGCCGAGCGGTTGTTACGAACGATGCCGCTAGCACTCTCGAACAGATCGTACGCGGTACGCTGAGCCACAACAGAACCTGATCGCCACATGCGGTCGAAGTCTGTAGCCATAGGCGATGCCGCGATCATGTCATGGAAGCGCGAGGCCCACTTAGCAACCGTGTCGCCGAGTGCCCCGTTGTTCGTGATGCCAGTGTACTTGTCGTTGTACTCCTGAGCGATGCCTGTACGGTTCGCCCAGTTGCGCGCGGACGTAATCATGTCGCGCACACGAGACGAAGTGATAGTGGCCGTCGAGCCCTGCGCCTGCAACTGGCGAGCGCCAATCGATCCGCCGTTCTCGCCTTGAACATCCTTCATGGTAGAGCCAGCAGCAATCGTCTGCTCACCGGAGCCGATGCCGTCAGGATGCACGCCAAGGTCTTCGAGCTTAACGAACGTCGGCTTATCCACGCCTTCAGGCATGACGATGTTCTCTTGGTGAAACTCTTCGGCTTGCTGTGCAGCACGGCTACCGTATGGATCGTCGTGCAGATGCGTCTCAGTGCGTACGTCGGCCTTAGCCAGTGGCGCACCGTCAGCGGCGTACTCGTCGAAGGCTTTCGTAACCGTATGCACGGTCTCGTTCGCCTTGATCTCTGCACGCTCTTTCTTGGCTGCTCCACCGAGCACACCGAATGCCATGCCACCGAGACCGGCAGCGGGTACGCTAGTCCAGTCGCCAGTCGTGCCAGCATTCAGCGCGATAGTCTGCGCAGCCATCTGCTCAACGCCACCGAGCGCACTCGATGCAGCGAGCCGTCCCCACTTCGTAGCGAGGATACCGCCCTTGAAAGCGGACGACGCACCGCCAGACAATACAGACAGCGGCGTATCAAGGTCCACCATACCGGCGATGCCTTGCGCAACGAATGTACTGAAGCCTCCGCGCCGAGCTAGTATCTCCTGCTTCCTCAAACTGTCATTCATATCTGACAGGATCAGGTTAGCCTCAGTCTCCGAGCCTGCCAGATGATACTGGCTTTCGAGCGACTGCGGGATGACTGCACGATTGCGCTTAATGAAGTCGTCTGCATTGAAGGTCGGATCGGGAGCAGGAGACATCGCCTCGCGCTCTGCACGCTTGTACAGTTCGTACGCGAAGTTGCCTCCGCTCGTGAACGACTTAGCAGTGCTGTCAGCGAATAGTTCTAGGCTGTCGGGTATCAGCGCACTACCGTTCGTTACGGTGTTCGCTTCGTCAGAAAGACGGTTCGTCTTTGATACGGGCTCCTGCCCGATCACGTCGTCTTCAGATAGAGTAAGACTGTCGGGAAGGTTCGCCGGGTCTTGACCTATCGGATTGATAATTCCCATGTTGCTCCTTGTGCTGGCCCATGCAGGATTGCACAGGCCAGCCGATTGAAGTTATTGCGTAGTGTCGAATGCACCAGTCGTTGCGGAGAAGTTCGCAGCGTCTTTCGCTCCGGTCGCCGCACCCTTGAACATCGAGTTCCACAGCTTGTCAGTGGTGCTAGGAGTAGTCTGTTCCTTAGCGTAGTCAGCACCAACCTTCTTGACGAAGAAGTGCTGCGGCGATCCAAGCGTCTGCGTCATCGCTGCGTCCTTGTACAGGTCCACAGTCATGATGCCTTGCGAGTGATCGTACGTGATGTGCACAGGCGGCGCATCGCGTCGTGAGCCAGTAAGGTCAGCAGGGTTCTCGTACCTAGACGAGATAGCGCGCATGATACCCTGCGGGCTGAACTGCTTATCAGCAGTGCCCATCGCGTGAAGCACGCCACCGATCATTGACTGCCTGTCGTAACCGTCAGGCGTCTTCTTGAACTGGTCCGAGGTGATCTCACCAGACGTACGGCCACCAAGTAAACTGTCCTGCTGATTAGCGTAGGCTTGCGGCCACCACTTCTCCGCGTTCTTACGAACGTAGTTGCTGATAGCATCTTCCGCAGCGTTAGGCCCGAGGCCAGCAACGCCCATCACCTTACCAAGCTCGTTGCCGGGCTTGGTGATAATGAGGTTGCCCATCACAGGCGTAGAGTTCGTCTGTAGATCGTCGAGCGCCTTCTTAAGGGACACCGCACCGTCCTCTCGGTAGTTCATCGAGTGGTACATTTCGGCTTGGTTGATAACCCAGTTCTTCGCAGTCTTGTCGTTAGTGAGAATGCGTTCGCGCTCGCTAGGGTCTTTCGTAGCGAACAGGCTATTCAGGAAGCCGGGATGCGTGCGCTCCATCAGCGTCTTCGTCATGTCAACGTCGAGCTTCTGACGCCACACTGCATCCTTGGCGATCTTGTCGTTAGGATCGTGCGACGGGTCGCTCAAGATTTCATGCGCCTTCACAAGCGCCTGATCCTTGGACAGCGTGCCGCCGTCGTACAGGTACGCGTGCTCAAGCAAGTTGCGCACGTTGGGATCAGGCGTAAGCTTCGCGAGATACGAAGGCATGATGTCTCCGTTCGTGCGGAGGTTCAACCATGTGGAGTACGCCTGCGATGCTTCAGGAGACAGCTTGCCATCGCTCGTAACGATGTTACCAGCCAATGCACCCTGCAACTGATCGCGTGTCTTCTCGTCCACGATGTTGTGGTTCTGAAGTTCAAGCGCGACGTTCGTTTCGAGCGTGGGCTTCGCTTTGCCCGGTTCGAGCTTACCAGCGTTCACAGCGTCCGTTACGTTCTTAGCCCACTTGTCGTGGATAAGCTGCACGCCATAGTTCTGCGCGCTCACGGTAACAGGCTGTCCCTGATCGTTCACAGTCTTAACAGAGCCAGTGACAGTCGAGAGACCGTTGCCAAGTGACAGCTTACGATCAACCTCACCCTTGATGCCGTCCTGCTCAGCCTTAGTCTTGGCAGCAGCCTTAGCTTCAGAGCGCAGGTTGTTCTGGTAGGTCTGATTGTCGTTGAACATCTTGCCTACGATGTGCTGCACGTCCTTGTCAGTCGCATCGTACTTCTTGGCGATCTGCGTAGCCTGCTGTGCAAGCACCTTCGGATCACCACCAGTGATAACCTGTTGGTACAGGCCACCGAGTTCATTCAGCATGTCGATGTTGCCGAGCTTAGAGCCTTCCTTGTCAGCCGCCCTGATCTTGTCAGCGGCAGTCTGCGCAAGAGCCCGCGCATTAGCATCGTTCAACATGCCAGCCTTATGCTGCTTGTCGATGTCAGCGAGGATGCTGTCGATGTTCTCGCCGCCCTCTGCGCGCTTCATAATGTCATCGCGATACTTCTCACGACCGACGTTGAAGTCTGTCTGCTGCTTCTCGTTGTATCGCTTCTGTGCCTTGATAACTTCGTCGATCTCATTAGGCTTCGCCTTGAGACTGTACAGCGCAGAGAGACCGCCTGCATCGTGGAACAGAGTGTTGTTGCCTGCATCGAAGCCACGGCGCATTGCATCAGCAACAGCAGTAGCTTTGTCTTCAGGGTTCAGGCCAGCGTAGCCACGGATAAGCTGCTGCACTTCGTTCGCACCAGCCGCCTGCGCAACTCCTGTAACGCCAACCTTCTCCTGCTGCGGTACAGCGTTCACGTCACCGGCAGTACCGGCAGCAATCGTTGTTGCAGTAACCTGCTGAGCAGGCTCTACACCGGGACGCACAGCAGCCGCGTTCGCCTTGCCGACGAAGATGTGTCCGCCGATCTTGATCTGTCCACCGGACTTCTCAGTCTCCGCAGACAGCCACGGAGGAAGGCTGTTCGTCTGATCGCCATCGGCAACCAGCTTCGACATGCCAGCAGGGCTGTAGTAGTGCGTAGCGCCGCCAGTAGGATCAACGTGCTTGCCACTCATGACAGCATCGAACACCGCACCGGCCTTCTCGTACATCGGATCGCCGGGCTTCACGCTGTTCGGGATGGCGTTACCGCCTGCCCCAGTATTCCAAGCCGAGAACTGTTTCGGCTGAAGCGAGACGCCTGCTATGCTGGAAGGCCAGCGGCCGTCCGTGGCGCGGTTTCGCAAGACGTGGGCAACAGCGGCCATGCCGTCGTCGCCTTGATTGGCGGCCTCGCCAAGTATCGTACGGATGCCAATGTCGCGGTCGCGAGCACTCGGCTGCATGACGGCTTCAACGGGCACCGGGGAGATGGCCAGCGGCTGTCCCGGCTGCTTCACCGAAGCGGTTGCACTCGTCGGCGCGGTCGAGCTAAGCATCGTCGAGAATGAGTTGATGCGCTGGCCGCGATTGTATTCGTTGTTCTTGATCTGCTGCGTAGACGCGAGACGCGGTGACATGTCCTCGAATGCAGCAGCAGCAACCTTGCGTGCACTGGGATCAGTGATGCCCTGTAGCATGTCGGCCCGCTGCTTCATCAGTCCTTGCTGATACTGTTGCGGATCAACCTGCTTGTCGGTCTCGTCGATAGCAATAGACTGCTTCGTGAACCAGTTGTTCACAGTGTCACGAGCTTGCAGTGTGCGGTAGCCCTGAGCAGTGAACGCGTTGCCCGTGGCAAGCATCTGCTGCTCAGTGGCTCCGCTCTGATAGGCGATCTTGCCTTCAGTGATCCACTGGTCTTTGTTCTTCTCGAACTCTTGCGCTAGTACGCCTTCAACACCAGTCAGCGCCTGCGTTAGACCGTCTTGCGGTGTCAGGCTTGCTGCGCTTGGTGTCTGCGGCGCCTGCACGCCGCCAATCTGTAGCGAATGATTGGGACGTTGCTCGCGCGCATTAGGAGCGAGCGGGTCTTGTACGACCGCTCGCGTCCCTTCTGTATTCGCCATAATTTTCCTTACTTAGGCGTGCCGCTCCGATAGAGCTTGTACGCATCTGTTGCGAAGTTCAGCATGTAGGTTGCTGGATTGGGTTCGGGGATAGGGCTGTAGTCCTTCGCCATTGCAGCTTGGAAACTGCTCTGCTGTCGCTGGTTGTCAGCCTGCAAGTATTGATCTGCGAGGTCTTGCTTCCTCTTAGCTTGGGCAGACGTGGCGTTGCGCTCGATGTCGAACAGCACGTCATTCGGGGATCGTCCACCAGCACCAGCAGCAGCAGCACTGACTTCCGCTTGCGCGCTAGTCAGGTACTCACTGCGGTTGATGGAGAACTCTTGATCGATGCTGTCGCGCCGAGCGAGGTTCTCGTTCGTGGTGATCGTGTTCTGATTGCGCTGATCCGATATCTGGATCATTGCATTCTTGTATCCCTGCCACGCCCGCTTAGCGTCTGCACTTTCCTTGGCGTCTTTGTACGCCATTCCTTCACGGAGAAGAGACAGACCGCCGCTAACGGCTAGGTCGCTCCACATTACTTTCCTCCTGTGTTGGCGATCCTTCGACCGCGCTTAGTGTACTGGCCTTCGTACTCGATGTCCGCCAGCGTCATAGGCAGATGGCTATCGCTGTACAGTTCGATCTCTGCCTTGTTCACGTCTTGCCGGAAAGGCACAGCAAACGTACCGCTGCTTAGCGGCTGTTCGCCCACGACGTTATCAACATCACCGACGATACGTGCATTGAACTCGACGATTGCAGCAGGCCCGTACTTGGACGTGACCTTGCCCGCAATGTATCCAGTATCATCGAGCGAGACATTGAACGTCTTGGCTCGTGTCTTCGCTGTACCGATCACGACACCATTCTGATCTTTCACAGATGGCATAGTCGGCATGTAGCGAGACAAGAACTTCTTACCGACGATGATGTCCCCGCCCTGCATGTCCTTCTTGAGCGTGACTACGTAACCAGTACCGGACACGAACTCAACAGAAGTAACAGCGATACGCAGACCCGGATTGGGACAGTTCGCACCCTGTACGCAGACGATGCTAGACGCACCACCTACATGCAGGTAATCAAACGGCAGCACGAACGACTGCTCGCAATCGAATACGTCGAACCGTTGATCGAGGTACACAGGGTACTCGATACCGGCGCTGTCTTGAACGTCGAGTGGCATACGAAGCAGATAGTAATCTGTCCCGATGTTCTGCACGATATACAACACGTCTTCATCGAAGAAGCTGTGCACGATGTTGTGCTCGAACCTCCAAGAGTGCCACGCAGACTGTACCTTCTTGTTGTCGTCAGACCAGATGTACTGATAGACGTAAACTTCAGTCTGGCTGTTGTCCGTGTGAACAAGCAGCGTCTCGTAGTTCGCTGAAGCAGTAAGCTTGTACGTCTTACCGACGATGTACCTGTTAACGTGCTGCGTGACAGGACGGCTGTCGTCCATGTCTGACGTGCTCTCAGAGAAGAACTCTCTGATGCCTGTGTACCTTCCGAAGTTCGTAGCGAAGAAGACGTTGCGTCCAGCAGATACCGGATGCGCGTACGGCTCACTCTCGAACTTCGTCGTCATCACCAGCACCGCATTCTGCGGCGTAAGTGCTGTACGACCGAATGCGACGTGTTGTCCCTTCGGGGTGAACAGCGCCAAGTCTTTGTTGTACTGCACCGCAGACAACATGGGCGAACTGTCAACCGTAGAGTTGATGTCGATCGGATCGGTATCAGCCAACGCAGACGCAGAGCCGCGCCAGAAGTTGATTGGCCGGTTCGTACGGGACATGATGACGTTCGAGCCAGACAAGAACACGGTGCGTCCTTGGAAGGACGACACGTCATTGATCTTGTTTCCAACGAAGGACGGATCAGGATTAGATGTCGTCGTACCGATGGTACGATCAGTGTATCCATCCTTGGAGAACCTGAAGCTCGTCCCGTCGTACGTAAGCTTGTGCGGCATTGTAGCAGCATTGAACTTCGTGTTAGTACCCGGCGAGACTGCCTCCTGCCAGTAGCCAGCGTTACCAAATCCCGCGCCGCTAGGAGTAGTGCTACCTTCCAAGTTCGCGGCAATGAACTTGAACCACAAGTCCTTCTCGCTGTCGGAGTTCTCTGCGATACGTACCACGTAGTAATGTGGAGCGAAGCGCGGAAGATCGGCAACGTCAGTGACAGTATGCGTGCAGCACTTGAAGTTTTCACCGCCTGCGCCATCTGACACTGACACTGTGATATTCTGCGGTGTAGGAGCTTGTATGAAGATCACGTCAGCGGAACGGGCAACCGTCCAGCCGATACATGCACCAGTGCCCATATGAAACGATGTGAGCAGACCATTGTGCGCGACGGTGCCGCCAGTATTAGTGGTCAGCATCTGCACTAAGATGGTTGCGATGTACGAAGTCTCAGTAAGGCGTGCGTCTGCTTCAGTGCTGCTAGGCGGCGTATACGATGCGACCACAGCCCCGTTGAGACTGATCTCGTACTTGTTTCCCATCGCACCACCGAGAACTTGGAAGATCGCGGATGTTGACAGCGTAGAAGTGATATTGAAGTACGCAGGCGACGACGGAGACACCATGCTAACGGGCACGTTCGGATTTACCACGATGGTCTTATCCGAGTTGTCCGTGTTGCATCGAAGTGTGAGCGGACCAGTGATGTAATCAAGGGCGTCTGCGTCAACCGTCGCAGGTTGTGATGCACCGTTCAAATCGAACACACCAACACCAGCGCCAGAGCCCTTGAACATAACCAAGAACTTGTTTCCGTTACGGGCCTGAAAGTTATGCCATCCAAGAATGCTGGATGCTGATCCTAGATAGCCGACAAGATCAGTAGGCGGTCGGCGTGACAGTCCGTTCACTGCGTCCGCAGTCATGTTCTCTTGAAGAGTACATTGACCGTCGAGGCGATCACGCGGCTGTTGCTGCGATACTCCCTGAAGCAGGGAGCCTAACGATCCATCTACCTTCACCGGATACGTCCACCGATGAGGTCAGGATTGCGCGAGCCGTTAGTGCCCGCGATACCTGACTGCAACAGTCGAGCATTCGGATTGTCCAGTGCGTTCACACCGAGGATCACAAGCTCTTTGGCCTTCAGCTTCTGCCACGCGATAGAGACTTCTTGCTGTAGCTGCTGCGTCTTGAACGTGTCGCCATCGTCGTCGATGTACATATCAAGGCGAGCCTTGTGCATGACGTAGCTCGTAGCAACTGACGGAAGGCTTTCGATTGTCAGACGAACAATCAGGTCCACGTCAACGCTCGTATTAAGAACGTCCGTGTGCTTGATTGCGTCATAGATGAAGTTGCCTCGTCGCGTATAGCGCAGCTTCTCCACAGGCTGCTTCGCCTGTACATCAGAGATACTGACGTTGAGTGCATTAGCCGGGACGGTAACGCGTCCTTCTGAATTAGGGACCAGCGTTAGCCTGTATTCCCGGTTGAACCACCAGCCTGTTTGCTGGAAGTCAATGTCAACCGTATCCAGAATACGTGCAGCAGTCTGCACAGACGGATGCGTTGACGTGGTAGAACTCACTCCGCCCTCCCCTACCACAGAGAGCATCGAATTAATAATCGTAGCGCGGTCCAATTTATTTCCTATGCAAAAAGCCCGGCCACTCTAATGAGCAGCCGGGCGAATTGGTGTAGTTAAGTTCAGGCTTACGCCTTGAACACAGCACCGCACACGTCGGGGCGGTTGACCGAGACACCGAACGCGAGGAAGCTGTCGATGAACCACTGCTTCTCTTCACGGTTGAACCAGATGTCCGACGTGAGAGGAATGGTTTCGCCAGCCATCAGCGACTTCGGATGCAGGATCACAGCGACGGCCTTGGCTTCAGCAGCCGACACGTCGTACGCATTGCTGTTGCCCGAGTTGGACAGGTAATGCCCAGTGATCGCAGCCTTCGGAATACGAGCGGTCTTGACGATGCGAGCACCGTTGATCTCGTAGATAATGCCCTTGGC